AGCAGCCATGACCTCTACTGATAAGCTCCAAATAACAGTAGACGAGTATGCAGAAAGTTTTCAGCCAGATGAGTCCTATATGGATCCTGTTGGAAAATTGAGAGTTTCTACACCTACTTCTTTAATTGATACTGATTTTGAATATGGAACTCAGCCAACTAAATGGGAAGTGTTAAGCCTTACAAATAACAAGCCATCTTGCTACTACGATATTCAAACTCCAATTGCACAGCCTTCTGGAGGAACAAATACATTTGTTTCTATTGTAGGAACTGGATCTTCTAGACTTGTAACAGTAGTAACTTCAGTGGCTCACGGTCTTGTTGCTGGAGATAAATTCTTTATCCAAGATACACTGGATGTTAATGCAGATGGATGGTATTTAGTTAAAGCCGTTTCAACAACAACAGTTTCTAATGATACTTTTACATATTATGCAAGAGCAAACGCTACTAACGGATCAATTCTTGATACAACAAAAACTTTTGCCTACAAAGCTTATAACTACACGGGATCTGAGATTCCTCTTTCAACTAGCTCTGGTTCTGCATTTGTAGCATCTGGTAGTACAGTAACAACCACAACCACAAATGCTCACGGTCTTAGCATTGGAGATTTAATTTATGTTTCTGGAACTACAGCTGCTTCCTCTAATCCACCAAATGGTGCATGGGAAGTAAAAACAACTCCAACAACAAATACCTTTACTTTTGATGTTGTTGATGCCCCATCTGGTGCAATCACGGCAATTGCAAAATCTTTAACTGGAAGACCAGGATCTGTTTCTGTTCATAGACCATTTGATGGTGGAGTTAAGTTTTCAACTGGCTCCTCCGCTCCTGGATCAAAAATTATTCGCCAGACTCGTAGATACTTCCGATACCAATCAGGCAAAGGCATTCAGTTCTCTACTGGATCTATGCTAAAACCAGTATTTGCAGTAGATTTAATTTCTTCATCTAGCACAACAGTTACTGTAAAAACTAGATACGAACATTTCCTTGGAATTGGTGCACAGGTTAAAGTAGCTGGTGCAGATCAAACAGCGTACAATGGAACCTTTACGGTTACAGCAATTACTGGACCTAAAGAATTTCAATATACCGCATCTTCTGTTCCTTCAGCAACTCCAGCAACTGGTTTTCCTATCACAGTAGCACCAGTTTCCTGGTTTGGTGGTCAGACAAGAATTGGAATGTTTGATGAGCAAAACGGATTCTTCTTTGAATTTGATGGACAAACTATGTGGGCAGTAAGACGATCTAGCACAGATCAAATTTCTGGAATTGTTGCAACAACTCAAGGTTCTCCAACTATTACAGGTACAGATACTAGATTCTCAGAGCAATTAAGCCCAGGAGATAGGGTTGCCATTAGAGGTCTAACCTATACTGTTCAATCAATTACAAGCAATACAGAAATGTATGTATTCCCAGAATACCGTGGTCAGACAGTTACCTCTGGTGGAATTGTAAGTAAGGTTGTTGACACTAAGGTTCCGCAGTCTGATTGGAACATTGATAAAATGGACGGAACTGGTCCGTCTGGAGTAACCGTAGACCTATCTAAAATGCAAATGTTCTACATTGATTACGCATGGTATGGTGCAGGTGCAATTAGATTTGGATTTAAAGATGAGCGTGGAGAAGTTGTATATTGTCACAGAATGACACATGCAAATGTTGAAACAGAAGCTTATATGCGTTCTGGAAACCTTCCATCACGTTATGAGGCAGCAGCAGATGCACCAGTTACAAAACTTTCAGCATCACTTTCAAACGTTGCTACCACTATGTCTGTTAGCAGTACTTCAGGATTCCCAACATCTGGAACCCTTACTGTTACAAAGGCTGGAAATGCTGGACAAGAAATTGAATATATTTCTTACACAGGAAAAACAGCAACAACCTTTACAGGTCTAACAAGAGCCCTAAGCAACGTAGTCATTAATCCAGTTTCTGGTGCTACTGGTGGAGGTAATGGAACTGCACAATCATTTACTTATTCAGCAACTGCTCCAGTAAGAGTAGACTTGTATTCTAGACAATATGCAACTGGAACAAGTCACTGGGGATCATCTGTAATTATGGATGGTGGATACGATGATGACAAGTCTTTTGTATTCCAAGCAGGTATGAAAACTGGTGTAGTTGTTCCTAGAAGTACAACAACAAGGTCTGCTCTTCTTAGCTTAAGACTTGCTCCATCTGTAGATAATGGAGTAGTTGGAGTTCTTGGAGAAAGAGAGCTTATTAATAGAATGCAGCTGACTTTAAGACAAATGGATGTTTTAAGTCTGGTTGCAGGAACTGCTGGAAATCCAGGAGCTTTCCTTGTAGAACTTATATTGAATCCAAAACTTAATACTGCATCTGGAAACACTTGGACAAATGTTGGTGGATCAAGCTTGGCTCAAGTTTGTTATCACGCAGCAAACACAACTTTGGTTGGTGGAGAACCAATCTTCTCCTTCTTTGTATCGTCTCAGTCTGGTGAAGCAAACGTTGTTCAGCAAGATCTTAGTTTGGTTAGAGATTTAGGAAATTCAATTCTAGGCGGAGGAACAACAAATGCTACCTCAACAAATGAATTTAATATTTATCCAGATGGACCAGACATCGTAACAATAGCAATCAGAAACCTTTCTGGTTCTGGTGTAACAAGTGCTACGGTTAACGGAAGGCTTTCTTGGACTGAAGCCCAGGCATAATAGGAGAAAAAAGTGGGACTTAATAAACTAAACCACCTTTACTCTACTGAGCCATTAACAGTAGATTCTTTACTAGCCAACAATGATATTACAATTATTGATGACCTTAGTATTTTTGGAGAGACACTTCTTGATGGATTATTAGGATCTTCAAATCAAGTTCTTAAGGTTAATTCTGCTGGAGATGGAATAGAATGGGCTACACTTGATGCCCTGCCATCTCAATCTGGAAATTCTGGAAAGTATTTAACAACAGATGGCTCAGCAGCCTCTTGGGGAGTTTTAGACCTATCTTTTAACGCAACAACGGATGCAATACTTTCTGGTATAACTATTAATGAAATTGCTTATCCTGCAACTACTAGACTAGAAGTAACTCAAGCAAGTATGGCTTACTTAATTAATAATCAATACTCAGGAAATAATCCAACAATATATGCAACCGCTGGAACTACAATTGCTTTTAACTTAGATGTAGAAGGGCATCCATTTTTAATTAAAACTGCCTCAGGTGCAGCAAACTATGATACAGGATTAATTCACGTTGCTACAGATGGAACGGTTAGCACAGGCTCTGCTGCCCAAGGTAAAATATCAGGAACTTTATATTGGCAAATTCCTTCTAGCATAAGTGGGGAATATGCATATCAATGTCAAATTCATAGCGGAATGCTTGGAGTAATTACAATATCATCTCCATCATCTTCAAATATTGGAGTAGCAACTGGAACTTCTTTAAATACAACTGGAAATGTTATAAGCCATGTTGATATTTCAACACCTACATTTACATCAAATGCTTATTATTTAGTAGAAGCAGACGATGGAAAATTATTGATGTTAGATAATTCAACTACTGCCGCAACTTTGTATGTTGGAACAGATGCAACATGTAATTTTGCTATTGGAACTCAAATAACCATAGTTCAAAAGGGAGCTATTGCTGGACAAATAACTGTTACTGCAACCACGCCTGGAACTACTACAATAAATGCAACACCTGGTAAAAAATTAAGAGCACAATGGTCTTCTGCTACTTTAGTTAAAACCGCAGCAAATACATGGGTATTGATGGGAGATTTAGTAGCTTAACATGAAATTTGTTAATATTATTCCATCAGTTTCTAGAAGAAAGATTTTTAAAGACACATTTGATAGAGCTAATACGACTGGATCACTTGGAGCATCTTCTGATGGAAGTTTGTGGAGTGCAATAAGGGGAACATTTACAGTTTCCGCCAATAAAGCAGTATCTGTAGATGCAGCTAGCTCATATCCAGCTGCTACAGTTGATATGAATACTCAAAACGTTTCAATATCTATTAAAGGCTCTACTCAAGGAAGTACTGCAGCACTATGGGTTACTGACAGTGGGAACTGGTTTGGAGTTGGAGTTGATCAAAC